ATTAACTTAAGAAGTAAATTCTTATCAGAAGATCAGATGCCAGTTGTTTCTGCTTTGTCTAATCAGTTTTATTCTAATGGTGCTATGGATAGCATTATTATTAATAATAAAGGAACTGGATATACCACAGCAACTCTAACTGTTAATGGTGACGGATACAGAGAAGAAGATCCAACATTTTTAACTAGCATTACCGTTGCATCTGGTGGTAATGGTTATATTAGTCCAACAGTAACATTTGGTGATCCTACTTTAAATGCTACTGCATTTATTGCAAACGCTGCAGTATTTTTAGGACAGAAGATATACAATTCTGTATTTGATTTTTATGAAGTTGTTACTCCTGGAACTATGTCTTCATCAGAGCCGACTCATAGACAAGGTACTGTTCAAAATAATACTGCTGCATTAAAATATCTTGGTACTAGAGTCAAGGGAACGGTAAACACATCAAATACCACAGTTAGCGCAGGGTCATTTACAGTTGGCGTAAAATATACAATTTCATCTCTTGGAACTACAACTAATACTCAATGGAATACAATTGCTGGAACTAGTGCAGTAACATATAGCGTTGGTAGTACTTTTACTGCAGCAGTGGCAGGTACTGGTTTAGGTAATGGTGCTGCTTATACAAAAAGCATTTCTAGCATAACATTATTGGGTGGTGTTAGAGAAATAAACATGACCAATGGTGGTTCTGGATATACATCTGCACCAGCAATTACATTTTCTGGTGGTGGTGGATCTGGAGCAGTGGCTTCTGCTAAAAGAAGTGGCGGATCAATAATTTATTGTACTGTCTCAAATCAGGGTGATAATTACACGAGTGATCCAACTGTTGTATTTGGCACTGAGTGGACTGCTTTATCAGCAGTATTAGTTGATGAACAATATTTTTATTCTGGTAAATTATACACTGTATCTACTGCTGGATATTTTGGATCTACTGCACCATCACATACATCTGGAACTGTAGTCAATTCTGCTGCGTTTGCGTTTTCTACTGCATTAACTTTAAATAGTACAGTTTATGTTTCTAATAGATTATATAAAGTCACTACTGCAGGAACTACTTCTGTTGGAACAACTCCAACGCATACTACTGGAACAGTGACGAATGGAACTGCTGGATTATTATATCTTGGTGTTCCAGCTGCATTAATATATGCAGGTGTTCCCGCAACAGGTACAGTTACTCGTAGATTTGGATCTGGTTATACTACTGCGCCAACTATTACCATTACTGATGCTGCACGAGTTGGTACTGCTTCTGCAGAATTATCTTTCCTAACATCTAAATCAAATGCAAAACTTCTTCCAGTACTCGAGGGTGGTCAAATAGTTGCTGTCATTGTTGAAAATCCAGGAATTGGTTACTCAACATCAACTATTACAGTTACAGGTGATGGAACGAATGCTGAATTAAAAGCAGATCATAATATTGGAACTATTCAATCTCTGCAGGCAAATAATGAAATTTTAACTTCACCTGGAACTATCAATGCCATCAAAATTATTTCTGGTGGTTATGGGTATGGTGTAGCTAATATTAGTATACAAGGTGATGGAACAGGTGCTACAGCAACTGCCACAATTGATACGGCAACAGGAAAAATAACAAAAATTAATATTACAAATGTAGGACAAAATTATACTTTTGCCAATGTTGTTGTGACTGGTAATGGATATGGAGCCAATATTAGAGCAATTATTGCTCCATTCGGTGGGCATGGAAAAAATGCTCCAAATGAATTATTTGCTCAGACTTTAATGTTTTATAGTAATGTATCAACTGACTTAAATCAAGGTGTTTCTGTAAACAACGACTATCGTCAATTAGGTATTATTAAAAACCCAAATAGATATAACTCTGATCAAAGATTCCAAGGAACTATTGGTTCAGGATGTTTTATTGTACAAGCATCAATTAATACTACGCAATTTCCAAGAGATACTGATATAACAGTTACCAGAACTATTGGTGGAGATGATTTTGATAGAAAATATCGTGTTGTGGCATCTTCAGCTTCTAGTGCACTATTACAATCATTAGACAATGATATACCTTTAATTAATGATACATTTTCAAATGCTAGTGGATACACTTTTAGTGTCACCTCAGTGGGTAACCCAACCATAGATAAATATTCTGGTCAGTTAATGTTTATTGATAACAAAGCTGGGTTTACACCTTCAGCAGACGAAACAGTTACTTTAAGAACAGTTATCAGATTCTAACATAAATAGATTAGAACCAACTAAAGAGAAAATTACGAATGGCACTCGACTTTAACACCGAACCGTATTACGACGATTTCAACGAATCAAAAAGATTCTTGAAAATTCTTTATCGCCCAGGATATGCTGTCCAAGCACGAGAGTTAACTCAAATGCAGACTATTCTGCAAAATCAAATTTCTCGTTTTGGTGACCATGTATTCAAAGAAGGCTCCATGGTTATTCCAGGTGCTATTGGTATTGACACTAAAATTGGATATGTAAAATTAGAGGCAACATATGGTGGTGTTCTTGCTGATACTGTTGTAGATAAATTTGCGGGCTTAATTATTGAAAACACTGCTGGTGTACAGGCACAGGTTATTCATTATACTAAATCTGATGGTGCGGATGCTGGTGCACTATTCATCCGTTATTTAAATTCTGGTGATACCACTACAACAAAAACATTCTCCAATTCAGACATTTTAACAAATCTTGCTGGTACAAATCTTGCTGGTGATACAATCGCAGCAGGAACATATACTATTCAAGCTGCAACAGCTTCGGCAACAGGACTTGGTTCCCTTGCAACTATTCAGCAAGGTGTTTATTATATCAAAGGACATTTTGTTCTTGTTCCAGAACAGAAAATTATTCTTGACAAATTTACAAATAATCCATCTTACAGAATTGGTTTAGTTACTTCTGAATCTATTATTACTGCAGAAGAAGATGGAACTCTATTTGATAATGCACAAAACTCTTTTAATTATGCTGCTCCAGGTGCGCATCGTTATTATATTGATGCTGTATTAACTAAACTAGCATCAGATAGTACAGATGATACAGATTTTATTGAGTTGCTTCGCACGAATGCTGGACAAACTCAAAAGATAGTAGATAAATCAGAATACTCATATCTTGAAAAAGAATTTGCTCACAGAACATACGATGAGTCTGGTAACTACACAGTTAAGAATTTTGAGATAGATGTTCGTGAATATAGAAACAATAATCGTGGAGCGTGGGCATCAGCTCGTGTTTACTTAAATGGCGATGTTGTAACCAATAGTGGTTACACATATGTTGCAAAAAATAGTGGTACTTCTTCAGGTAGCACTCCACCAACTCACACCTCTGGTCTTGTTTATGACGGATCTATTGAGGGTAGCGGTACATCAGGTATTCAATGGGAATATAACGAGACACCATACTATAATCGTGGTATCTACACTCCAGGAACTTCAGAAAATCTTACTACACAGCAAGCTAATGAAGCAAAATTAGCAATTGGTTTAGAACCAGGAAAAGCATATGTGCAAGGTTACGAGATTGAAAAACCTGCTACAGAATATGTAACAGTGCAAAAGGCAAGAGATTTTGTCTCAGTTGATAATGCAGTTATTCCAACCACAGTTGGTAATTACATTTTTGTAACTAATGTAAATGGTGCTCCAGGAATCAATACATTAAAACAAGTCACTCTTTATAATAGAGTTACATCTGCAGTTGGAACTATTCCTTCTGGCGCAACAGCAGTTGGTACTGCTCGTGTTCGTTTAATGGAATACCACAATGGAACTATTGGCACACAAACTGCTATTTACAAATTAGGTTTATTTGATGTGCAGATGACTTCTGGATATGACTTTAACAGAGATGTTAAATCAGTTTACCATGTTGGTTCTAGCGCAGACGCAAACTTAAACTTTACTGCTGATATTGAATCTACAACAGCCGTTGGATCTGGAACATTAGTTCGTTTGATCGGTTCTGCAACAGCATCTGCTTCAACAACAATTACTGGTACTGGAACTTCTTTCCAAACTGATCTTAAAGTTGGCGATTATATTTTCTTAGGAACTACTTTAAGAAGAGTAACTGCAATTGCATCACAAATTTCTTTAACTGTCGATGCCTCAATATCTGTTACTGGTGTAACCATTGATAGAGTTGAAACTCAACTTAAAGAACCAGAGTATACTTCTTTATTGTTCCCATTTCCGTATTATGCAATTAAAGAAATAAGCGATACAGTTTACACTGTATACGAAACATTTACTAGTAGCGTATCTGCTGGTTCAATCTCTATTTCTACTGCATCTGGAACAATGGCTTCTGCTGCAGATCAAGATAACTATACTGTTATCGATACTGATGCGACAGCAGGTGGTGCAATAGTTGCAGCCACTGTTGCTCCATCTGGTGCAAATGCTACTATTTCTGTTAGCACTGGGTTAAATGGAAGAACTGTCTTTGTTATTGCAGCTGTTAATAAGAGTGGTGCGTCATTAACTAAGAAGACAAAAACACTAGTACCTAGTGCAACTAAAACATTCACTACTGCAGCAACTGCTCAGG